GAGATACAACGAGATTACAATACTGTTAATGCAGTAGGTACTGATAGTTGTTTCTTTATGAAAGTGCTAGATAAAAAAGTACTAGATCAATATGGTGATGAAGAAGATAAATCAAATCACTTTTCATTTGAATTAGATGGTGCTTATGATGGTGCAAACTACCGAAGATATGGTGGTAGTAACTCTGGTAAAAACTTTGCTTATGCTATGTATCGTGAAGATATGAAAAAGGTAGGGCTAAATCCAGATTGTAATATTGAAGCAGATATTACTAGACTTGCGAATGGTAGTGATAGTTATGCTAGCAGAAGAAGAAGTGATAGTAACCCTTATCTCTCGCAATGTAGAAATGATAATCATGCTTGGCTAGAAGGTAATCAAGGTGGTACTAATCTATACCAATCTTGGAAAGACAAATACTCATTACATATAATTGGTACTGGTGGTTGTCGTTCAAGAGCAATACCTTGTTCTGACTTGGAGTATGCAAAGTTTGAAATGATGCACCAAGCAAAGCAAGATGTAGTATTGAAACACACTAAGTGGATTCAATCTGTTGTTGCTAAAGTCAAAGCGTTTGAAAAAGGAATCAAACAAATGACTAAATTTTCTCAGGTAGAAAAATTTGCCCAACACCCTAAGATTAATTGGCAGATATCTCCAGAGATATTAGCAGATAAAATAGGTATGGATATTGTTGTATCTATTGATGATCTTGCTGATTCTATTGCGTCTATTGGTGAAGCAAAACCAGATAGAAAAGAGAAAATTGCACAGCGACAAGCCTATGAGCTGTGGCAAAAATCTCAAGCAGTGGCACATTAGTAAATTTATATGGTTAGGCGAGAGATCGCCTAGCCTTTCTTTAGGTGTATATTATTTATTAGTATGGTTGATAAAAATATAACTATAAATCTTAACACTATGGGTATGAATAAAATATATTTAAGTATCCTATGTAGCGAGTGAGTGCATCTTCGGAGTATTTTTAGATGATACTTGTTGCAACAATAGTATGCACCTTAAGAAAGGCAGAACAATATGACTTGTATAAGATGTAGGAAATCAAACCATCTGAAAAGACCTACTATGGGAATAATAAGTTGCAACTTTTATAGGCTAGTAATATTGCTTAAACTAGAAATCTTGATGGACAAGTCGCCCAAAATTAAAGGAGTAATATGACATTTGAATATGGACTACTTATGTTCTTATATAATATGATTGCAATATTTATAGGTGTAGTTATAATTTATAAAGTTATTAACAGAAACAAAGATGATGAGTGATATATATACTAACCCCCCTGCAACGACAGGATACTATACCATAAAATGACAGAAAAAACAACGAGTCACATTGACACACGCACTAAAGTTTGCTATACTTGTAGCAAAAAAGCAATCATTGTAATAGATAAAACTTATTATTGTGCCGATTGTGGACTCTATAAATCAACCAAAGGATTAAATGTTTTACGAAAAAAAAGAAAAAACACCAGATGAAAAGTTAGCCATTGCTAAAATACAAGTAATGATGGAAGATGCATTTGGTATATTAAGTAATAGTGAGTCTAGTCCTGCATTACAAGATAGAGCAAAGCATTGGTTTGATACTGCTGATTGTTCTATGTGGTGTGATATGGCAGGAACTAATCAAGAGTATATTAAAAAACTATTTGATAACTTGCAGTATAATTATAATACTGGTAAGATAACCAAAGACCAATTAAGATTTGGTATCAGAAGATTAGATAAAAAAATATGAACATATTTCATTTACACAAAGTACCCAAAGTATGTGCTGAATATCATTGTGATAAGCATGTAGTAAAAATGATATTAGAAACTGCACAGATGTTATCAACTGCATACCAAAAACATTGTGGTGAAGATACTAACCTATACAAACCTGCATATCCCAAACACCCTATGACAATATGGGTAGGAGAATCTGTAGAAAATTTTAACTATGCACATTTACTTGGTAAAGAATTAGGAAAACAATATACACATAGATATGGTAAAATACATAAGTCATCTAATATTATAAATGCTTTTCATAATGGTAGATTACAAAATGTAGAAGATAGATTTCCTTCACAATATTTTACACCACCACCACAATGTATGCCAGATGAATATAAACATAAAGATTATATAACTGCATACAAACAATATTACATTGGCGAGAAAAAAAGATTCGCAAAGTATACTGGAGTTGACACACCAGATTTTATGTGTTAATGTAATACATCATGAAAAAAATAATCAGTAAAATAAATAGATGGTCATTGTATTACCGAACAGAAATTATTTGGTTTAGCATTGGCTTTATAGTAGGAGTTATATTAATATGAATATAAAACAATTAAAAAAAGAAATAATAAAAGCTGTTGATATAGAAATAGATACTGCAGGTAGTGTTGGGATAAATGATAATAATTATTATGATCCAAATATTGAATTACAAGATTTAAAAAAGTTTATTAAAAAATGTTTTAAGGAGTATAAAAATGAAGATTAAAGATATAGAAAAAAAGATAGGCACACTATCCAACCCTAGTAAAATGCCCTCGTATGCGTGGGGTATACCAATACAATATTGTGTAACGGGTAGTAAGTTAGCATTACAAGAAGGAACTATCTGTAATAAATGTTATGCAGGTAAAGGTTGTTATGTTTTTCCAGTTGTAAAAGCTATGTATGAAAAGAGATACCAAGCCATTGAACTACCAGAATGGGTAGATTATATGGCAGAACTATTGACACAAAAGTACAAAAACCTAGATAAATCAAGGCGTTTTCATCGTTGGTTTGACTCTGGTGATGTGCAATCTTATTCACATTTGATGAAGATATTTGAAGTGTGTGAACTCACACCACATATAAAATACTGGTTAGCTACTAGAGAATATAAAATAGTAGACCAGATTAAAGAAGAAGATGTGCCAAAGAATTTATGTTTGCGTGTATCAGCAATCAAAGTAGACAGTCCACCACCTAAATTTTGGAAGTGGACATCTGGTGTACACAAAGATAAACCTGCAGTAGGTAGAGAATGTCCTGCACCTAAACAGAATGGTGAGTGTGGTAGTTGTCGTGCCTGTTGGAGTCGTGAAGTTAAACAAGTAAGCTATAAGGAGCATTAATGACTAAAAAATTACCAGATATATATAATATAAGAATAGCATTAGAAAATTTTATAGAGGGAAAGTTAAAAGGGGAAGTAACAGATGTAGGAACTTGGCTAGATTTTACTGGTGCTGATGTTGCTTTTGAGTTAAAAGGTAAAAGATACAATATTGAAATAAATGATATAACAAAGGATAGCAAATGATAACATATAAATTTATAACACAAGATAAAGCAGAAGATATAAAAGCATTGAGTTTAAAAAAAGCAATGCGTTCATTTCAAACAAAAGCAGGTGATGCAAAAGAAGTTACTGTTGAATGGAAAAGTCGTAAAGGTAATATAAGTTTTCATTCTTATAAACTACCATATACATTTAGAAAAGAAAGAAAAGGAAGACTCTAGTGTTTGAATTTAAGCATCCAAACTATTATAAAAAAATAAAAAAAGAAAATCGCTTGACAAATAAAGAAAAGTATGATAGGGAAATAGACAATGAAAAAATACAAAGTAAGAATAACAGGACTGGGAATAGAAGCAACAGCAATAATACCATTCGAAATAGAACCAACAACAGAACAAGTAGAAAATAAAATTGCAGAATATTTAAATCATAATCTAATGAAGATTGATAAAGATGATTTTTATTCTGTTGATAGATACTCTATTACATACGAGGAATTACCTATTGAATTATAAACAACAATTAGCAGTTGTGCAAGGTTTGTTTGTACCACCAGATACAAACATCAGAATGGATTGTCCATTTTGTAATAATAAAAATACATTAGCAGTAGACACTACAGAAAATAAAATAAGTTGGTATTGCTTTCATGCGTCCTGTAAAGCACGAGGAAAAAAAGAAGGAGAAAAAGATATGCGTTATGTAGAAAAAGTATTTAATGGTAATAAACAATTACATATAGAAGATTCAGACTTTCCAATACCAGATAGTTTTCAATCTATATATTCAAATGATAAAGCTATGCGTTGGTTATCAAATAATAATTGTTGGGAGTCTTGGTCTTGGGGTAGAGCAGATTTTAAATATGATGTAAAGCAAAATAGAGTTGTGTTCCTAATAAAAAATAGAGTGTCACATAAAATAGTAGGTGCAGTAGGTAGAGCATTAAATAAAAATGATTTTCCTAAATGGTATATGTATGGTAATAAAGATGTGCCATTTAAATGTGGTGAATGTAATGACGCAGTAATTGTAGAAGATTGCCCATCAGCTTGTGCAGTATCAAATATATTAACTGGCATAGCTATTATGGGTACAAAATTAAAAGCATTACATAAAAGTCATTTGCAACCATATAAAAATTTATATATATGTTTGGATAGAGATGCTACAACAAAAGCATATGATATGGCAAAAGATTTAAGATCGTCTGGGTTTGAAAATATAATTGTTAAACCATTAGAAGATGACTTAAAATATTATAACACAGAACAGATAAGGGAGATATTTTATGATAGAAAAACAAATGATTAGGCTTATGCTTAATAAAAAATTTTATACACAATACAAAGGTGCATTATCTCCAACAGTATTTGCAGGAGATATAAGTTCTTTATATGAAACAATACAAAAGGCACACGAAAAATATGAGGAAGATATAAAGGTAGATGAGTTATACTCATTGCATACTGCTATATTTAATCCTGCATTAACTCGTGCTGCAAAAGAAAAGTTTAGTGAATTAGTAGAAGACATCAAGGAAGTACAAGAGCCAAGCAAAGAGATAGCAAAAGATATTATGCGTATACTATCTGATAGAGATTTGGCACAGAGAATAGCAGTAGAATCTACAGAAATATTTAATGGTAAAGATGCTAACTTTAATGAAATAGTTAGTATGATAGAAAAACATAAACAAAATGTTAATGAAGAA